TATGACTTTGTTTAATCTCATCTATAAATTGTCTTTGTACATTTATCTTTTCTTTTATCAAATCTATTTGATATTTAAGTTCTGTAATTCTACTTCTGTTATCACTAACCTTATCTTTCAATATTAAGTTCATAGATGAGAATATTTTTATATCTAATAAGTCTTCAATGATCTCTCTTCTTTGTGGTCCACTAAGTTGCATGAATGGAACAAAGCTACTTGATCCAAGTATAACTATCTGTGTAAATGATTTGAAGTTTAGTTTTAGAATATTTGTTTCTAAGTGTTCTTGATAATCTTTACTATCACCTGTCTGGTTTATCAACTCATCATTAACATATATTTCAAAAGGTTGGGATCCCCAAGTCTTTATACTTCTATGTACTTTGTAATGATTCTTACCAACAGTAAACTCTACTTCAATACTTGTACCTTTTGTATTGACACTGTTTACTAATTGTTTCTTAGTTACTTTTCTAAATGGTCTACTGAATAGAACATAGCACAATGCATCAAGGATTGTACTTTTACCAGAACCATTTTCACCTACTATCAATGTGTTTGGAGATCTTTTCAGATCAACTTCTGTCCAGACATTTCCATATGAAAGTAAATTTTTCCATCTTATTTTCTCAAATGTTATCAACTATTCCCTATACGTCAATATGCAACGCTTCATTATACAATGTACCCATGAGTGAAGTCAACTTCTTTTTATCAACTTCAGTATCAATCTTATCAATATACTTTGTCAAGATCGTCATAGTATCTTCAGCCTCATCAATTAAATCTTCTTCGCTAGTTTGATCCATATGTTTATGATCATCTACTAACGAAATGTTTTCAGGATTTGATTTGTATAGTTTATCTAAAAACACATCAAACCAATATGGGTTCTCTTTATGTATTGTTACAACTTTAACGTATGTTCCTTTGAATGAATCAAAGTCATAGTTTGTTAGTTCTTCTAGTGTCTTGTTCTTATCATTATAAAATATTTTATGGAACATCTTATATGGATTTACAATTCGTTCTAATTCTCTTGTTTCTAAATCTAATATATGAAAACCTTTTGGATCATTATAATCACTCCAAGTTATTTCATATTGTGTTCCTAAGTAATGTATGTTGTCTTGATTAGACTTTGTATGATAATGACCAGATAGTACCATCTCAAAATCTTTAAGTACATCTTTCTTCAATCCATGATCACTTATCATTTCTTTATTCATGTGGAAACCTTGTATCTCTAAATGTCCTAATGCTATCTGTGCTCTTGTACTTTTTATATGTTGTAATGATTTTGTATAGTTTGAATTATTAATCCATGGTAGTAAACAAAGATCAGTACCACCTATGTTTATATCTGTTGCCTCACTATAATATTTTGGAAATGATTCCCCTTCATGTACTCCAAATAGTTCTTGTAAGGCATTTATATCATTTGTGTTTCTATATGGTACATCATGGTTTCCAACTATAACATGGAAATCTATACCCATCTTTTTTAAACGAAAGACAAAATCATTCTTGAAGCGATTAAGAATAATATAATTGATAAATTTGCGCCTATCAACGATATCTCCCAAATGGATAACCGTCCTGATATTGTTCTCTTCAAGATAGGGAAAGAAAATATTATCATAAAACTTGTGAAAGTACTCAAGAAAAGCAAGACTATCATTTCGGGCTCCCCAGTGTGTGTCATTAATAATTGCAACTCGCATTTTGTGATTGTACCTTATTCTTTGTTTTGGGTCAACATTAAATCTATATTTTTTTCTAGTCTATTTATTTGGTCATCTGATAACATAGATATCTTGTCAAATATATCTTTCTTCTTGAATGTTGCTAATCCCATTCTACCTTTCTCGGATCCTTCCCAAGTTTTGTATTCTTTGTTCTTTCTTTTTATTCTTTTTGACTCGCATAAGACACAACTATAGTTAGTTGTAAATCTTAATGTGTTACCACAGTTCTTACAAGGTGCTCCATTATAATGTATCTGTCCATTATGAAAAGCATCATAACGAGCTCCTCTACCTTGTCTAGCCATTATCCTGTGCTAAGAAAAAAATTAAACATATCTTTTTCTTCAAGATACTTTCTATTGTCTATATGTTGTTGTTTTATTTCTTCTTTACTTTTGCCACTATATTCAACACCTATTCTATGATCAATCATAAATTTATTAATTGTTGTTTGGCAATCATTCTCTGCATCATACATAATAAACTCACCAAGTACTCTACCGTACTTACCTACTTTATCTTTATGAGTTTTAAGAACTTGTTTGGATCCTTCAGGCAAATAATGTAGTACAACATCTTTTGCAAACAATCCTGCTTTCTTTTCTTCTAAGTCTCTTGTTCTTGATTCAGGTGTATCTATACCATATAGTCTTACACGCTCATTATGAATCCACATACCAAAGCCCAGATCGATATCGACATCAACAGTGTCGCCGTCCACAACGCGTCTGATTGTGCAGTTGTATTCATGCATACTTCCTCCTTTATAACTATGCCTCTTTCAAAGCAAACTATTTTATTTCTTTTGATATTCTTTTGGAACTTTTCCATATCCTACTACTCTATCCCACTCACGTTGAGTGTATCCTTGTTTATCTACTTTAAAAGTCATAACATCTCCCTTTGTGTTCCCAATCACCATATCTAGTTGGTTCTGGTCCTTTTGTTCCACCTATTTCTTTAGGCTTCTTTTTCTTTTTATTGAATATGGCATCATATCCATTTCTATAATTATCATTGACAGGTCTTGTCTTTCCATCCCAATAAGTCATTATACTTTCCTTTTTTTAATTTTTCTTCTTTTGTTAGTTTCAAAGTCAGAAATGAATTCATTCATGTATTGTTGAGTCCACTCACTAACTTTTATTTCATCCTTAAAGTTTTTCGTTGTATCATGTTCTTGAGTAGCTGCAGTAGTATCAAACAAATTAGTTTGTTCTGTCATCTTAAACTTCACGAACAGATGTTTCTTTTCTTTTTGGATCCTTCTTAAAAATGCATAGTATATAATCTGAGTAAAGTATGCAAAAGGATTATTACTTTTCTCTGGATTAAAATTATCTATGTATTGTAAACAGTTTTCAATACCGTCACTTATCATTTCTTCTTTGAATGTATAGTTTACAAAGTTTGGTTTTCTTGCTAAATGTGTTGCTATCTTCATTATACATTCTCCAACATATGTTGGTACTATTGGTCTATCCTTTTCTTTTTCTTTAGCTTGTTGAACATTTGCTCTATACTCAATCATAGCGGCTAAAAAGTCCTTGTTATTAACATACTCTTGTTTAGCTCTTCGTCCCATTATATTTCCTTTTCCTGTTGACTTTTTCTATATACAGTATATAATAGCTGATGTAGCTGCCGGAGAGGGATCAATATATTAGTGATATGTAATCTTCTTATCGGGGTCATTTAATTCATCCATAATCTCATCTAACCTAGACTGATCATCTCCTTTAGTCATCTTGTCTATTATTCTTTCTAATTGTTCACGCGCACCGTCAGGCTCTTCTGGGTCCTCCATACCCGTTATAGCATTAGCTGCAGCCTCCACTTTAGTTCTTGGTTTATAATTCTTTATTTTATCTGTAGTCTTATTATAATACTCTAATACAACAGGATGCATATTACAAACTGTTACTACATGCTTTTTATTAATTGGTATTCTATCTCCATAGTTCCAAGGTACCCATTTAACAAAAGCCATACCCATATGAGTACTATTTGTCATTGTAACTATTCGTTGTGGATTCTTAATTTTAAGTTCGTTTGTTTTTAAACTTAGAACATCAACTTCACCTACCACATCATCACCATTAGATAGTTTAACTAACTTAGTAATATATCTGAATCTTGGTTGTTGTGTCTCGGTCATTTAATCTCCATTTTGTATAGTTTATAATCGAATCTTTCTTCATTGTAAATTTTGATTCTCTCGCTAAAATGATTTAATGTATAATTGGTCTTACTCTTATATCTCAAATCATCACTTATATCTATCAATCTCGCTTTTTCTTTTTTGTCGCCTTTTCTGAGTCCACGTCCGATACTTTGGAGATTCCTAATTTTCGACTTGCTTGGCGAAGCAAAGATGATATTGTGGAGATTACGTATGTTAACACCTGTGCTAAAAGTCCCAAAACTTGCAACAATAATTGAATTATCTTCAGTCTCTGCGATTGCTCTAATTTGTTCTCTAGTTTCGGCATCAGTTCCTCCATATACAAAAAATAGTTTCCTATCTTTATCTTTTTGTGTTAAAATTAAATCATGTATTGTTTTGCCGTGATCTATTAGATGAAACAATACTAATGTATTACCTTCTTGAGCAATTGATAATTTACTTATAAATTTGTTGCGTGGTTCAAACTTAGTAATAAAATCTATCTCGTCTTGATACTTATAATCTTTTACTTGTTTACATAAATGTTCTGGATACTTTAATGTAATACATTTAATTAAGAAGTCAGCTAAATGTTTATCATCAATTAACTTCTTAGTTGTTACAGGTTGATAAACAGGACCAAACAAACCTTCTAATACTAACTTATGTGTATGTGATCCATCTAATGTTCCTGTAAATCCAAATCTATATTTTGTATTCTTTAACTTCTCCATTATCTTAGTTAAACTTTTTGCTTTATATAAATGAGCTTCATCACCAATAACAACATCAAACTGATCAAAGTATTTTGGATCCATATTGTATATTGATTGCCAAGTACTTACAACTATTCTATCATCTGTTGTCTTTTCTTTACCACTCATTATAGTATGAATGTTCTCTTTACAATTATAACTTTCAAAATCTGTCTTCATCTGATATACTAAACTTGTTGTTGGTACTATTACTAATACTTTATCCTGTTTATAGTGCTGTGTCAACATATAAATTACTAAACTCTTACCACTAGCTGTGGGTGACAATATAAGTCGTCTCTGGGCGTTTATACACGTTCTAAATGTGTTTATTTGGTAGTCTCTTGGTTTTATAGGTAAGTTAAAATGATATGTTTCAGGCTCTTGTTCTTTTATCTGTTCTAGCTTCTTATCTACTTTATATCCTCTATCTTCTGCAAACTTAACACAATAGTCAACAAGTCCTTTATAGATAAGTTTTGTTTGACCATTATATAATCTTACTTTACCATCCCAGAATCTATTTCTATAAGCTGGCATGAATTTAGCACCTGGTACTTCAAATGTAAAGAAATCTACTAACTCTTGTTTGATTCCATTGTCTGCTGTAACTTTTGCATGTACTTCGTTAACTGGTTCGATAATCACAAGATTACCCTCCACCGAATTGTGTAAGTCTTCTCCAGTCAATGGCTGCACGAATCTGAAACCCTCTGTTGTTAATATTCTTCAATATATCTTCACAACAACCAACAAGTTCTTCTTGATATGCTATCTTAGATTGTAAAGACATCATATCTTTATCAGCACCAACATACTCAGGTATGTCTTGCTTCAATACAACTTTTGGCCAGGGTTCACGATTCAATTCTTTAATATCTTCTGGGTTATTCAATTCACCCCTGTAATATTGTCCCAACTTATTAGATAATGATTTATATTTAATCTTCAACGCTCTAAGTTGGAGTCTTGCATCATATAGGTACTTTAAGTATTTACCATGTAGTTCTGGTATTCTAAGACTCTCAGTATCTAAGTCAATGTCATCAACCTTACTATCTTTTTTCCACAGTTCGAGTAGCTCATTTAACTTCATACTACTATTATATGACAAAAACTATGCTGAGGCAACAGTAAATTGTCTATAATTAAAAGTAGCGTCAGCTTCTAAGTATGCTACATCTGTTCCTGTAACGTCAAATTGTAAGGGTGATAGATTGATAGGATACAAGTCAACAAAGTTGATCCTTATATTTGCATTCTGAGCACTTGTCAATATAACCAGACCACCATCACTAAAAACACCTTCCAT